GCACTAGTCCAGACTGTGTTGCCTATTTTTATTGCTTTTTTGCTCATATATTCTCCGTATCTCGCACTATTGCGATTATCGGGTACCCCATTGGATACCCTGTAATCACATTAGGCTATTAGTAAATCCCGTCTAAGTCGGTGTCTGGATAATACTGTGACCAATAAGCATCCTCCATCTCAGCTTCACTACCCTCTAGTGCATTAGACTCCTCCCATAACTCCTCTAAATAGTCATACGGTAACGAGATAACGTCACCATTCGGCTCTATAAGCTCATACTCGTCAATCTTACCGCTTATTACGAGATCCGCTATAATTTCGTCGACACAGTAAGAATCATAATCATATTCTTTAACAGTAACGCCTTTATCGTTCTTTAATATCCAATTGCTCATATATTTCCCCCTAGTTACTCGCACTATTGCGATTATCAGACACTCTGGAGAGTGTCTTGTAATCACACTAGAAAGTAAAATCCTTGATAGCCTCATCGTAGCTATCACACTGCTTTACTACAGCGTGTAACGTTGGCTCTCTACTATCGGCGGTCTCTCTATCTTCAACAAACCACGAAACAGTATTGAATCGTGTCCAGACTGCATAAACAAAGTAGTTACCTCCGATATGCTGATACTCGCTAACTCGTTGCCCTGCTGTCGCGTTAATTGTGTCAAATATTCTCATATATTCCTTTGTAATTACCTTAGTGCTATTGCGGCGATGGTCCCGACGACTAAAAAGAACAAGCCGCCAATCCAAACTGCTGTAAAGATATCTTCTGCTACTTCTGCCCAATCTATCTGCATATATTCTCGCTATATTTTTGGGATTATTCCCGACTCACAATACGATCATATACTATATGATGTTTACTGTCCACAGGAGTTTCGGTATTTGCAGAAAAAAGATTAAGATTATTTTTTGCGGGTACGAGATATCAGGTAGTTAGCTATAGGGCTTGCAAGGTATCGGCTCGAGCGAGTACTCTGATGCTATGTGGTATAACGGGAACCACAGCTGGGTGGGACGAAAGCGCTACTCTAAAGCGAGAATAAAGGTAGGGCATTATCATACTCTCGAGTACGCTCGAGGCAACTTATACTTTGCTGTTCGTAGCAAGTTAGGATTAACTCGCTCAGCTATGTCACAGCTATTAGGTATAGGCGAAGAGACTTTAAGGTATCGCGAGAGGATGAAGAGGGTGTATCACCCTTGCGAGATACTGGCACTGCTCGAGGTTAGCAACATGACGCTCGAGGAGTTTATGCAATTACTCAATGATATCGCATAGTTGCCTAGGGTATCAGCGTTACTTTATTAGTTTTCTGGTTCTAGGTATGTATTTTGGTTAGTAAATTCAAGGGCTTGGCTGGGAATCGTGGCTATAAATCTCAAAATCGAGGCTAATTTGAAAATCGCTGGGGTACCGGTTAAGTCTATACCCAACCTCTCATATAAAATTTCGCATATTAGCTTCAAACGCTGTATCGCAAATTCTTACCTCCCATATAAAATTCCGTTCCAAGTATCTCAAACATTATTCTACTAATAGGGCATAAAAAGTATGAGCGAGGACGATTTAAAACGAGGCGAAGATATTGAGGCTGAAGCTATTATAAAAATTCCCGAAATATCACCTGTTCAGGAATCCTTAACACCTGAAGTATTGCCGCCTATAATGCGCGAGGTGCCCCAAACTAGAGAGCACCAAAGGGATGAGCAGTTAGCTTTACAGATACGCGATTTAGGGCGTCTAGGGCTGTCTAAGAGCAGCGCAGCACTAGCGGCTAGGATTACCCCTTACTTGCTAGATAAGTATTACTCTGAGGCGTTCCTGGAGGGCCAGAGTCAGATGCAGAAGGGGTTAGCTACGGTAGCTATAGAAGAGGCTATGAATGGAAATACTCCTATCCTACTTCACCTGCTAAAGACTAAACTAGGTTGGTCAGAGCAGCAAACCCTAGAGATTACGGGCGAGATTAGGAGTGTGGTTAGTGCCAAGCCGATGTCGAAAGAAGAGTTCGTCCAAAGGTATCTTACCCAAGAATCGGAGGATTGAGTATTATCGTTGCCCTAATTGTGGCTTACCAGGTTGTATAGTTACTGATAATGTTTTTGTAACTTGTGGTATAAGTCGTTGTGGTAAGTCGTTTCGGTTAATTGACCATAGGGTTAGTGAGGAGGATTACGAAAGGATATGGGGGTTGAGTAAAAAAATATGATTTGCCCTTTGTGTTTCAGAACAGACCATAAACTATACAAGTATAAAAAAACCCTTTTAATTGCTTGCCCAGAAGCTCCTGAAGGTATGCCTATTAGCATAGAACAAATTGAACAATTATTAGCTCAAAAGATGAAAGATTTATTAAACAAGTTACAAGAAGAAAGGTATGCTGACAAGGAATAATTATGGGGGTTGAGTAAGCGTACGGCAACGTAGTTTATGTGCTAAAACGCTAAGGATAAAGCAGACGTCCATCTCGCTGATGACGAGGCCCGTGTTGGCTGTTGCTGCAATATCGATGTACTTAGAAAACTCAGACGAAGCTGAAGCGTTGCCACTTTTAAAGGATAATTATGGGGATTATAGTTGGAATTGATTCAATGGATATAGAGTTTATAGAAGATTCATTAAAAGTTTTAGAAAATCTTTGCAAAATGCAATTAGCAGAACAAATTAAAAACAAGGAAACACTTGGGGCTATTTATGAATGTTTAAAAGAAATTATTGAGATATTAAAGGCGCAATAATGGGGGTTGAGCACAGTTTTAAAGATGAGGACAAGCCAGAAGTAATGCGTTGTCCTAAGTGTGAACATTTGAGTACTGAAAAGTTTGGTGTAGATATGCCTTACACTAGCTTCTTTCCTGGGCTATCAGATGAGTATTTTGTGTGTAAAAATCCTAAATGTAATGTAGAGAGGATTTATGCGCATAATGCTATAACCTTGCGCAAATGAGTGAAGCTTTAGACGTAAATGTAGTATGGGCTCCGCAGCCTGGATCTCAGGAGGCGTTAATACACTGCCCTATTACACTTATTGGATTTGGAGGTGCGCGAGGTGGTGGTAAGACCGACGGAGTTTTAGGTAAATTCGCTATTAAACAGGAACAGTTAGGGGCCGACTTTAATGCTATCTTTTTTCGTAAAGAACTTCCTCAAGCTGATGACCTTATTGAACGTGCCAAACAAATATATCTCCCCCTTAAAGCGCATTACCAAGACCAGAAAAAGCAGTTTACCTTCTTGTCGGGTGGTCGCTTACGTTTTAGGCCTCTAGCTAATGATGCTGATGCTGAGAAATACCAGGGCCAAAACCTCTCAGATTGCGCTATAGAAGAGGCTGGTAACTATGCTGACCCTTCCCCTATCTGGAAGTTATTTGGAGCGCTACGAGGCAAGGGAGGCGGTCAGGTTATCCTTACGTTCAATCCTGGTGGTGTAGGTCATTCCTGGCTAAAGGCTTTGTTTATTAAGCCGGCGCCAAAGGGAATGAAGCTGCTCAAAAAAGAGCTGCCCAACGGCTCTAGTTTCGACTACATTTACATACCAAGCAGGGTAACGGACAATCAAATCTTGTTAGCTCGTGACCCTGATTATATTAACCGCTTGCACATGGTAGGTAGTCCTGAACTTGTGCGAGCTTGGCTAGAAGGAGACTTTGAAATCCATGAAGGAAGTTACTTTCCTGAGTTTAGCTCTAAACATATCGTTGCTCCTTTCAATGTACCTAAACATTGGCCCCGTTATATGGGTTATGATTGGGGCTATCACTCTCCTTTTGCTGCTGTCTGGGGTGCTGTTAGTAGTGGACGTACTGACGATGGTAAGGAAGTACCATATCCTAAAGGGTCAATTATCATATATCGAGAATTATGGGGCAAAGGAGTTGATAACGTCACTCAAGCCGAACGAATCGCAGCATTATCAGTAGGCGAAAATCCTATCTGCGCTGCTGACCCCAGCATTTTCAACAATCAGGGCGGCCCTACTATAAACGACCAGTTCAATACTGTGTTTGCCAAGTATAAGCATCCATCCTTTAGACAAGCCGATAATGATAGGCAATCCGGCTGGGCACAAATCAGGCAAAGGCTAGTAGCTAATCCACCGCTTATCTACTTTTTTGCCACTTGCCCATACTTGCTAGAGACCTTACCATCAATGTCAATAGACAAACGTAATCCAGAGGATTTAGATACAGCAGGGAATGACCATGCTGTAGACGCGTTACGTTACCTCTGCAAAACTCGTTTGATTGATTCTAAGTGGGAAGAGCCAGAACAAGTATTAAACAAGGGCATGGTAAAATTACAAAGTTATATTGCTAAAGTACGGGCTAGACACAAAAGACCTCAGATATGAAACAAAAAACTATCCGGCCCCTAGTTAAAAAGTATTCGCCTCGCTGGTGGAAGTCTCAAATTACCCAGGCCGATAGACGTTATGAAAAGTTCATTAAATCCGCCGATGAGTCCATTAAAGTATTTAACGGCGTTAAAGAGATAGAAACTCTAAAAGATGCTCCCCGTCGCTTAAACGTATGGTGGTACTGTGTAAATACTTTATTGCCGGCTTACTACAGCTCAACTCCCAAGGCTGAGGTAAACTTGCGTAAGCGTGCAGGGGGGCTTCCTTATGAACTTGGTAGCGTCATTCTTGAGCGAAATACTCAGTATTCAATGGATTGTCACTTTAGCTTTGATAAGGTGGGCTATAACGCAGCTTTACAATTCTTACTAACCGGCCAAGCTGTTCTTTGGGCTAGGTACGCTCCAAAGTTTGAAAAAGTATTTCAAGAAATTGCAGTAATTCGTGACCCTAGCGGCGTTCTAATACAAGGGGATGGTACACCGTATGAAGGCGATACTGAGGGCTTTAGCGAGGCTACTAACGGCATACTGGTATCTTCCGTCGAAGTGGAACAGAAGGTTAGCGAAAAGGCCATCCTTGAGGTTGTTCAGTTCTCAGACTACCGCTGCTCAGACGCAAGAAACGAAGCAGAAATCGAATGGCAAGCTAGACGCGCCTTTTTGGGCAGGGAAGAAGCAACGGCTTTATTTGGCGAAGAAAAAGCGGACAAACTAAACTACGATAGTATTCCAGAAGTAAACAAAAGAGACGCTAGTCGCCAAGACGAAAAGTTTGAGGGGAAGGCAGAAATCTGGGAAATCTGGTGCGAAGCTACTAACAAAGTGTACTGGATTCAGACAGGCAACGATGATGTTTTAATTGAAGAAACAGAGCCACCTATCAAGTTTGAAGGCTTTTACCCTTGTTCCGTCATTAGACAAACTCAAGACCCTAATAGCGTAATACCCGTATCTGATTTTAGTCATGTTAAAGACCAGATTCTTGAGGTTGAGCGTCTTACCACTCGTATCCATGCGCTAACTCAGGCAGTACGACCTAACTTCCTTTATGATGCTGCTATGGGTGATTACCTTGAGCAGTTGTTCCAGGATGACCTTAAAGGTATTGGCGTTACCGGCTGGACGGCTAATAAAGGACGTGGCGGACTACAAGGCGGTATGGAGTTTTTGCCAGTTGAGCAGTTCGTAAACGTGCTTAACACGCTACAGCAGAACCGTCAGGCGGCCCTACAGCAGCTTTATGAAACCTTAAAGGTATCAGACCTACTACGAGGTACATCAGAGCAATACAAGTCAGCTACGGCCAATAGGCTTGAAAGCGCTTGGTCATCCCTTGGCCTAATTGTGCGCCAGAACATGTTTTGCAAGTTTATTTCTGATGCAATTATGCATCTTGGCACGATTATTGCAGAGCAGTTTGATGAGCAGCGCATTATGGAAACTGCTGATGCTGATGCTCTTATTGAGCCAACTATTTACATCCCTGCACCGCCTCCACCTCCCCCAGCACCGGAGCCAATGCCAGGTCAAGAAGGTATGCCACCTGATGAGTCAGGTATGATGCCACAAGGCCCAGAAATGGCTCCACCGCCAATGGAGCCGCCTCCACCTCCACAACCAGACCCAATGCAACTGGTAGAAGAGATGAAGCAGCAGATTATCTCTATTTTTAGAGATAATACTATGCGTAATTACCGCATCGAAATAGCTTCTGATTCTATGGTAGCTATTGACCAACAACAGCAGCAGCAAGAGGGTACAATGCTACTTCAAGCCGCTGGTGGATTCTTTGACCAAATGCGAGGGTTGGTAGAGCAATATCCGCCTCTAGCTCAGTTTAGCTTGGCTTTATTCCAAAACTTTATTAAACGCTTTAAGGGCGGCAAAGAGGTTGATGGCCTATTTAGCAAGGCATTCAAAGAAATTGAAGCTATTGCCAAGGCTAAAGAGGAAGCGGCTAAACAACCGCCACCGCCAGATCCTAAGACGCTTGAAATACAAGGCAGAATGCAGATTGCTCAGGTTGAGTCGCAAGCTAGGCTGCAAGCTACTCAAATGGAGATGCAAGACAAGGCAGTTAAGAATCAGTTGGCCTACCAAGACCAACAGCTTAAAATGCAGCGCGACCAGCTCGAATCCCAGCTTCGTGTTCAAGAGCAGCAATTCAAAGAGTACATGGAGCAGCAGCGCCTTGCTATTGACCAACAGGAAGTTCAAGTCAAAGCACAAGCCGTTCAGGTTGATA